GTATAATCCATAGGTCTTTCGTCATATTGACCTGTAGCTGGTGCAAAATCACTAAAAGACATATCAAAAGGATCTCCACCGTTTGCTAATCCTACAATACCACCGTTAGCAAACGATTTTTTAAAAGTAACTCCAAATTTATTTGGACCTACCTTTGGCACTATTTGAAAATCACCTATTTTAAAACTATCCTTTAAATTTTGAAGAAAAGGATTAGCGATAGTGCTTATACCAGATTGTCTGTTATTTGTACTATAAGAAATATTAGAAGGCATTTTAGGTGTTGCATAATAAAACTCATTGTCATCTCCACCTTGTAAACCAGACATAATTGATTGTTGAACCTCTACAGGCGCTGTTTCTAATCCCATCTCAAAAGCAGCTCCGCCGTCTTGCATAAACTGTGTTGGTTGTTGAGCTTTAATTAATCCTGATGTTATATCGCCCGGAAACAAAGAAGCTAATTGCGCTCTTTGATTTACATTCGGCGCGGCGGGTGGGGATAAACCCACATTAGCCGCGATGCGGTTGTTCACACCGCTTGGTGGTCCTGCCGTAATCTGGGTGGTGGGAGACCCCGCTACATTAGGCTGGACCGAACTCTGTTCTTCGTATTGAAATTCTGGACCTGTAACTTCTTTATCTATTTCTCTTATTATTGCAGGCGTTACTCGTTTTATTGGTTTAAACCCACTTGATCGCAACCAATTAGACAAACTGTCACTAATTGTTTTTGCTTCTTGTTTTGTTCTGACTTTTTTTAACATTTGAGCAAGTCTTACAGGATTTTGCATTAATTCGCCCATAACATCCATTTTCATACTCTGCGGAACATTTTTAAAAATT